TTTTTTCTGTCAAAATTAACAAATGTGCTATACTTTCGTATTTTTCGAGATATATCCGGCCATAGGATAGTCTCAGTAATTTGTTTGTTTGCCTTTCTCATAAAGCCAGTAAGCTTATCGAGTATGACCACAGTCTCCAAACAAATGTTTCCACTCACATATTCTTTGACAATAAATGGATGAGTGTCTATACTAAACAGATCTTCAAATGACTCTATCTGCTCAGCGAGTTTATTTATATCCTGTTCAAAGGTGTATGACAGAGACTGATTTCTTTTTTGCCATTCAATGTAGTTATCATCTTCAATCATCATATCACCAACCCATTTTTGGTCCATAATAAACTGAGAGACATAGTAGTTAATTAACTCCGGTGGCTTCTCATATTTACGACCAAGTCGAGCAAAATGAAATTTGTCTTTCCTTTTCCAGAATGATTGTGGTTTAGCCGAGGTCTTAAAGTTATATTTTATCGCATCATAAGACTCACTCTCAAAGTGGAGCTTGATTGCTAGATAATAACTATAAGCCTCAAATGGTTCCATAAGCATCTCATATTCCTTGATCTGATTGAGCTCGTTCAAAGTGGTAAAGTATTCCCACCATTATTAACAATCAGATTTAATTCAATAGCCTCAGCCTCTATCTTTTCCTTGAGGACTGGACCAATAAGGTTACCAATATCAATAGGGTCAAGGTCACGTTCTTCACAGATTCTAAGTACTGCATCCATATATGGCATCTTAGTTTCAGTTACTTTATCCTCAACTAATTTTGAGAATCGCTTTTTTGTTAGAATAATTTGTTCAATCATTGTATTTCCCACCTATAAAAGATGTGGTCACCAATAGTGACTGTTTGTGTTTTAGTTGATGCCCATTCAGGCGAAACATAATAAGCATGGTAATGCGTTGCACCATCTGTAATATCATTGCCTTCATCTGCATAGAATATTTTGAAGGCCATTGCGGTAATAAGTGAATATAGATCTTCATCAGCTGATGGTATTTCATCTGATTTACCATCGCAATACCATGAGAACTGACAACGATTTTTTACTGGGTAGTATGTTCCTTTAGTTTTCCAGCTTTCTCTTACTGGTCCTTGTTCAACTACCTCGCAGACTGAATAAGGAAATCTGTCATCAGATACTCTATTCATAGTAACATATCCAACGGCCAACATTCCTTTTACTGACTGATTTCTAGCTTCCCAATACATATTGTCAGCTAAACAAGTGATTTGATTTTTATCGTGTTCAAGATCTAGATTAGGTGGAGTCTCCAACATAGGAGACTCACCAAACATTAAACTAAAGGCGGTAACAGCTTCTTTAATCATTTTAGGCCTACCTTAATAAGAATAGTGTCCTTATTGATTCGAGCATTAGTCGTTCCGGTCTTAGTGGTAAGTGATTCCCAAGCCTTATCAACTTGTTTCACTGTACCACTAAGAACCTTTGGAAGGAACTCATCAGGCTTACGCAATTTGATTTTACGTGAACTCTCAAGGTCTACATTTTTGACTGTAGATCCACTCACCTCAAATCCATTTGGAGAACTAGAGAGAAGTTCAGTAAAATCTTTATTCTTGACGTTGAAGGTGTATAACCTAATAGCGCCAGGAATAGTAAGAGGATCGATTGAGGTGATCTTATAGTTCTTATCCTCTTTTAGGTATTGCAATTTAGAGACTTGCTTATCTGCAGTCTTTACCTTTGGTGCACGTGTTTTACGTGTAGCTTTGGCTGAAGCTTTGATCTTATCAAGATCCGTAAGCATTTCTTCACACGTCTTCATAACTTTACGAAGCTGTGGTCTTGTCATGTGTGAAAAGCCTTCAACAGCCTGATCACAACGTTTATGGTAAGCATCAGAATAATCAAGATGCCAACCTTCAACAGTTTTACGAACCATATCGACGGCAGAACCACTTAGTCCATGAGCTTTAAATCGATTATAAAGATCTATTGAAGCACCATAATCGCCTTCAATCCATTTATCTTCTACTTCATCTAGCTCAGTCATAATAGTGCTGTTGATTTTGCGAATAAGTCTTTGTTGTGGTGTAAGTATAATCACATTAGACTTTTGTTTTTCAGCCTGAGTTTTCTCTTTTAGAATTTGTTTGCCAGAATTGATAAGGTCATCAAATTTCTTTTTAGCGCATGTAGCGTATCCAGAATATTTTTGATCTAGGTCATCCCAGTTTTTACCAGCATCAGTCCATGCAATCGCAGCAGCGACATGAGAGTGAGCAGTAAAGTTCCATTCAGGGTTAGCCAATATTGCTTTAGCATCAGCTTTCGAATAATTCTTTTTGACCCAATTTTTACAAATAGCTGAGTACTCTTTTTTATCTACTTCGATATGAAAGTAAGAAGAGAACGCAAGCCAACTTGTCATTGGAGCTGCTGCAACGCCTGTTCTGGCGCGAGCGCGAATAGTCTTTTTACGTGTTCTTTTAGGTATTGCCATAGTGTTTTCCTTCCTTTTCCATTTGATAGATATATTCTATCACACTTTTGACCAATTGTAAAGGATTATTTTCAAATACTTTCCCAAATTTCATGATCAAGGTAGAGAACAGAGTTAACGCAAATGAAAGCGCTTTTATCATAGCCACCAACTGACCACTGCTTATTCTCTTTGGCTGGAACGCCAGTGCAATAGTCATATATAGTGGCTTTGACTTTTTTCTCGAAGAAATATTCATCTTCAACATCAAATGTCAACTGCCATTCTACAGAAACTTTACCACTATCTACATGATTAGTAATAGTTGGCTCGCCAAAAGAATGAACTAGGTCATCATAGCTATAATTTACTACACCTTGATTGCAAGAACCAGTAGAGTCAAAAGCTTTATTGTCCATCATTTTAATCATTATACAATCTCCGCTTTTTTTAAGACTTGATAAGCTTCAGTAACTTTTTGATTTTCGTTAGCATAACCAGCTTCACGAAAACTTTTTTCTATTTCATCGGCTAACCAAGCTACAGTCTGACCGTAGAAATTTTCAGCGCGGTCTTTAAAGACCTTTTTTGCAGTTTCGAGTTTCATTATCTAGCTCCTGATTTATCAGCAATTGACCAAACGCCTAGTACTATACCAAGGATAGCGAACGTAAAGGCTAAACCAAAGTTGTCATTTTCGTAACCAGTTGGACCATCAATAGCTCCAACAGATAAGATCATACAGACCATAGCTAAAGTAAGTCTAATCATTATTTTACACTCCATCCAAAATTTTCAACTAAGAAGTCGTTGCCTTTATCTTCAGCAATCGCCATGCAAACAGCTTCACGAACGATTGTATCAAGGTTGTTAAGATACTTAGCAGCAGTTGGGATATTAACACCATTGCCATCAACGATGAAGTTATATACAACTTCTACGTCGTTAGCATCTTGCTTGTACATATCAGCCATATCTTCTTGGATTGCCCAATCGCTTTTGGCTTCGTTCTTGTAGCTTTTGATGAGGTTCTTAAGAGTTTTCATTTTGGACTTCCTTTCCTTTTCCATTTTATAGATATATTATATCACAATTTTTTCACTTTGTAAAGGAAAAAGTGAAAAAAAGTTTCCAATGATTACAATCACTTGTAATTTTTTTTGAAAAAAGTTTAAGCTGTGTGGCTAAACTTAGTCACGCTATCAATCAAAAATGATCGCCATTCGTTCTTATCAATATCAACTACACGCAATGCATTGATAGTTTGATCTACGCCATTCCATTCTTCTGAACCAGTCTTTGGCATAATACTTTCAGGGATTAGTTCCTGCTTAAGAGTGGCTTGCATAATACGCTCTTCGCCATTCTTTTTAATAAATTTGACTTGGCATACTCCATTACGAAGCATATCAAGCATTTCAGATCTACTATAACTAGTCATTACAAATACTCCACGAATGTTGATTTAGATGGGTTGTGTCTCGTCTCTGACGATCTAGGAAAATAAGTTAAGATTTCTTTTACTACTCTTACGCAGCGATTTCCTGCAGTGTCATACTCAGCATAATACTTAGTATTGACTTCTTTAACGAGCTCTCGACGGACTCCATCTTCAAACATATCCAGTTGTGATGTTACTCCATTAGGCATTAGTTCCTCCTCATTTTTGCGTAGTCCTCAGCTGAGGACCCTCGTCCAACTGGGACGATGTTTGATTTATGCATTGTTGCGAGTCCGACGATGTAGTCTCCGGAATAGACGTTTGTTGTTTTTTTCGTTGCGATTGGAACGATACGGTCCGACGTCGGGATTGACTTATAATCTGGTGTAGACCTGCGATATGACTCTTTGGGCGCATATTCTTTAAACTCCCGTTTTTTTGTTTTAAGTTGAGATGGATGACAACCCATCTTCATCAGCCAAGCGTCATGCTCAGCTTGAGCTTTTTCCCAACCAGGCTGTCTTCGAGTCTTACGCTTTTTAATATTGAGGGATGACATCCCTCTTACAAGATGCATAGTCATATTAGTTCCAATCACTATCATAGTCACGTTGATCAGCTACACGCTCACCATAGTGCTCTTGAAGATATTGTGGGCCATCAGTCCAATGGTTATGATTTTCATCCATACGAGCAATTTCAGCATCAAACTTTTTAGATGCCTTGCGTGTACGTTCAGTGGTATTTGACCACTTACGAGCTTCAACGGCACGCTTATTAGCATGCTTTTGAGCTATTTTTTTGATGAGTTGAGCGCGCTTGGTATATTGAAGATCAGTCATACCAGCAACTTTTGATTTGAGAATTTTCATAATATAGTCCTTCCTTTAATTATCTAATGTAAACATTATATCACACTTTTGCGCGATTGTAAAGGACTTTTTTCACTTTTTTTGAATTTTTTTTAGTTCATCCAGCTCTTTCTGAGCTGCAACATATTTGTCCATATAGTAATGCTTTTCTTTTTCGAGATCAGCAATCATTTGTTTGTATGTCTGTTCCATAGTCATAATATCTGGTGTTTGGTCATTTGGCGATTTATATGTTGATGATGGTAACTGCATATATCCTCCATTTAGAGAGCCTTTTTGCCTCGTGCTCAGGAGGGGTCCCTTTCTAGTAGTTATGGTAGGATCTTAGCAAGTCTTACTACATCTATTCGTGTGGCTCCTACCAGCGCACGAATTTGAAACCGGCCGGGGCTAACCGTGGCCCCGGATGCACTTATTTCGGAGTGACCCGCCTTGAATAAACATTCAAGGTTTTTTTATTAAGCAGAGCCAGCAAATAACCGGGCTGGTTGCAGTTTGCGTTCCTCAATTTTTATCCTGGACGAACGGACCATTTCCAGTTGAGCCTTTCTTATGAGGGCGCTCTATACGTCTCCCACCAGTGTCTTAATTTTAGAGTCGTTTACTGGCTTAAAGGCCGTA